CTTATCATATCTACCAAGATGACTATTATCAAACTGAAGTCTACCATCACCAACTTTTCCATCATCTATCTGAGGAGTAATTACATCTGCTTCTTGCTCTAAGGTATTATACCATTCAATATATCTATTACAAATACCTTCAGGCATAAAATTATCCCAGACCCCAACAAAATCGGTGAAATCTGAGCTCGTTACCTTGGAATCTAACATCAATTCCAAGGGTTTTATAGGTATTAATTCAGACATAACAAAAATACTCTAAAAGTATTATAGCACATTTATGGTGCTCCTGCACCTGGCTCGTATAAAGGTGTGTTAATATCAGAAGTGCTGATCAATCCACCTGGCATCGTGATTTCAAATGTTCCTGTAGCAGCAGTGTTCCATCCAGTACTAGGACCACTAAAGTCGGCAATATTACAATGTACCGTAAGATCATCAAAATACACAGATTGGGTTGTACCATACGGTAAATCTTCTACGAGGAATTTACCATTAATAACTCTTGCCATCAACTCAGCACTATTACTACCCACATCAACTAAAATACTTGTACAATTCCAAGTAGTACCAGCATTAATTAATGCAGGGAAGTAATCGTGGTAAGTATCTGGACTAAATCCTACTGTGCTAAAGTTATATGTTGTCTGAGGAGTATTGTTTATTCCTAAATTAGATCCAGTAAAATATGCTGTTTCCTGATAATCACTGTACCTAGCAATTCTAAACTGAAGAGCAACAAATCTGAATCCAGAAATTGCAACCATTCCAGCACTATTAGAAGCTTCTACTTTAATGATTCCCCTTCTCTTAGAAGAAGAGATTGCATCTAGACCGCCAAGAGCATTACCATTTTCAGTAGGCATAGGAACAACACTACTCCAAGTAGATGAAGTTTGCTGTACACCACCAGACATAGTACTACCTAAGTTTGTATTAACTTGATCATATACTTCATTAGTACCACTATCTGTATATGTTCCCCAGTAAATACCACCCCAAATAGTGTCAGCAGTTCCAGTAACATTATATCCAACTGTAATTGGTTCATTGCAACATAAGTATAACCATTCTAATACATTAGTAGAAGTTGACACTCTTGTAAATGAATTAGATCCTACAGCAGGTGTATAAGATCTAGTAACTGTAATACTAATCACTGGTCTAGTAATGACAGTTATACTTACGTTTGCAGAATCAGATCCACTAGCGTTCGTAGCAGTAAGTGTATACGTTGTATCTTCCGTAGGAGCAACAGATTGAGTACCAGAAGCAGAAGTAGGATTCCAAGAAGAATCAGTCGGAGTAGATGTACCTGATATAGTAACACCAGCAGTGTTAACAGTACTCCAAGTCAATAACGCTTGCGTGTCATCACCTGGATCGTCATTACCATACTGAGTAGTAGTAATATCAGATGTTAAAGTAACTTCTGGAAGAGGTAAAGGATCAACAGTCAATGTAACTTGCTGAGTACTCTGACCGTTTGCATTTTCTAATGTAAGATAGTATATTGTAGTTGCAGTTGGATTAACACTTATAGAAGCAAACGATGGACTATGTGTGGCATTATCCCAAGTTGAATCTACTGGTGCTGATGTTGCAGATATAAATGTGGTTGCATCATTACAGTTATATGATATAGCAGAAGATCCACCAGCAGTTATCTGGGTGGGATTAGCACTCATATTAATTGTAGGAGCATTAGCAGCCTGAACATTAACGACTGTAGTCGCTGTATTAGAACCATAGCTATTACTTAAGGTAATAGTATAAGTTGTCGTAGCCGTTGGACTAACTGCAACTGTCTGTCCTGTCGGACTACTAGCACCAAAGTTTGAAGATACAATAGTTGTTGCTCCAGAAGATGCAAACGTTACATTAGCAGAACCACCAGAAGCAACACTAGTTGGCAATGCCGACATTGTAATTGTAGGTGCTGCTTCATAAGTTATAGTTGCCTGAGCAGTCATCACCGTCGAAGTATTATATTTAACTATAATCTCGTACTCAGCAGCTGTACCACCACTTGAAGGTGCTTCTAGAGTCATACTAACAGTATCATCTAAAACATATCCAGTTTTAGTAGCACTTCCACTTCCTCCCACATCAATTGGGAATGCACTTACAGACTCACCTCCAGTTTTTAGTACTTCAACATCAAAAGAATACGTACTACTAACACCAGTAAGAGTGAAACTTACTTGTCCATCTGCACTAGCTGTAGTAACTCCAATGTTAAACGGACCAACTTGGTCAGGAGTTTGATCACCAGCACCACCTCCTGGTGGTGGAGTATAAGCATCACTACTAACTCCTGCAAATATCATATATGCAGTTTCTTGATATTCTGGTTTAAGGTCAGGTTGTCCATCTAAATCTAGATCAACATCAAGTTGGAATGTACATTGTGTAGCATCTACAGGAGACATATCAAATACCCACTGCATATCAGTTGCAGTTGGTTTAATAGTACAAGAACCACTTGATATATCAATTAAACCTTCATTAGCAGGATCAGCACTACCACCACCAGAACCACTAGTCTGCTCTTCTTTTACTTGTACCTCATAGTAAGCAGGAGATCCTGGTACTACTAATGATCCACCATAATATCTTTTACCACCTACTTCTAGTGGCCAAGATGCTCCAGGTACTATAGCAAGAACACCAATTAATGCTCCACCATAATATACACTAAAACTTTGCCCGTTTGCTGCATATTCAACATAATTCTGTCCTGCAACATATGCTGGACCGTAAGTAGTTACCCAACTACTACTACTGCTACCACTACCACCACCACCAGATACACAAAAATCTTGATACCAATCATTAGCAGCGTATCCATTTCCTCCAGCATTCTGTCCTCTTCTACCTACAGAATCACCCCATCCAGAACCATAAGAAGCTGTTCCACCAATACTAGATTTAAATGAAACCCAGTGTGAATGTGGTGCAGATCCTCCACCAACTGCCTGTATCTGCGAACCATCATAAGCGGTACCAGCACTAGGACCACCTTGAATCTGTGTATCACCGCCACCAGGAGATGTACGGTCAGCAGTTATACCTGCTCCACTCGTAGTAGTATTAAACTGTGAACCGTGACTATGAGATGGCCAATGAGGCATTGTATGATTGGCAAGAAATCCACTATTTACTTCTAGAAAACCATCAGTAACCTGAGTTGATACTTGCTGAAGTCTAGTATTATTAAACGTACTCTGTACACTTCCAGATACAAGTTGAACTCTAGAAGCAACATCAAGTAAAGTTACATTATTTTTACCACCTGTACTACCAGCAGTATTTGTACTGCCATTATCGTGTTCTTCTAATTGAGGAGAAGAATTATCTGGTCTTAATCTACCAGTTCCCACAACTCTTCTATCCCTAAGATCAGGAACCTTAAAAGTACCAGAAAGACTTGGGAATGTACCCGTTACAGATCCCCCATACGTTGCTTGTATAATATTATATAAACCTAAGTAATGATTTGGATCAAGAGCTCTACCATTACACTCCAACCATCCATCTGGAGAATAATAATTTCCAGTACTATCCTTAGGCATCATAGCAATGGTGCCAACTTGAACTCCTGTCCACGCAGGGGATGTTTGTGAGTAATATTTTGCCATTAGTACTTAATAATGAACTCTAAGATCATATAAGGTGATGAAACGTGATTCAGATGCTCTCTGGTATCAGCAGTCAACTGACAAGTAGCAGTAGAACCAGAAAAACTAATATCAATCTGAGGTTGTGTAAATTCCAATAAATTTGATGCAGTTGAACCACCAAGACTATGAGAATGATTTACATCTGCATTACCAGTTGTTTCAATATTAAATGGTGCAGCTACAGCAACCGAAGTTATACCAATTGATGGACCTTGCCATTTGTTATTTCCATATTTATCAATTTCTGTTAAATCAGTATCAATACCGACTACTGGTGTTTGAGTTATCTTCGGTGCCAAAGCAGAACCTGCACCTGCTCCGTGATCGTGTTCTTCAATCTGACCAACACCAATAGTTGCAGCAGCAAGACTAGATTGATCTACAGTTAAAATAGGTGATCCCGATGTTGATGATGAAAACTCAGGACAACGAATGTATCCCATATATGAAGTATTTGCACTAGGTTGTACTTGAGCTTTATATCCTATGCCAGCACGTTCTACAATACCACCACCACTCATTGCTGTATCACCCAAAAACTCAGAACCTGCTGAATTACTGGGTTGTAAATGCTTTGCTCCTAAATTAGGAACACAAAATGTACCAGCAGTAAAATTACCATCTGCATCTACTGTTGGATTTAATAATGAAGTACCAGAAATTCCTGGAGGAAATCTACAAGATGGTATTCCACCACCACCAGTAGAACCTACACCTACAACTCTTGCAAGATCTGGATAATCAGATGCTTGATACACCTTCCCATCACATCTCAAATAACCGCCAGGAACACGATCCATCTGTTCTCCAGCATTTTGCACATTCCTAGAAAAAGGAACTATAACTCCTGGTGCTACACCCTGTGCTCCTTTAATAGATGCGTACTGTATTGCCATTAGA